AGAAAACTTAGAAGAAGGAAGAAAAAGTAATGGCTACAAGAACTGCAAAAAAGAAATCCGCTAGAAAGACTAAAAAGAAAAGTGGGGCTACACCTACTAATAAGGCTTTGTATTCAAGAGTAAAAGCCGAGGCTAAAAAGAAGTTTAAGGTCTATCCTTCTGCGTATGCCAATGGCTGGTTAGTGCGTACGTATAAGAAACGCGGAGGTAAGTACGCATAATGGCTAAGCCTAAAGGTGGACTGACTGCATGGTTTGGAAAGGGACCTAAAGGCGATTGGGTGGACATAGGTGCGCCCAAGAAAAAAGGTAAGTTCCAAGCATGCGGTAGAAAGTCTGCTAAAAGCAGTAAGCGTAAGTACCCTAAATGTGTACCGAGATCTAAAGCTAAAAGTATGACAGCAGCGCAAAGAAAAAGCGCAGTAAAAAGAAAAAGAGCAGCAGGTAATCCAGGAGGTAAACCCACTAATGTTCGTACTATAGTAAAGAAGAAAAAACCTGCAGCCAGAAAAAGAACTACAACTAGGAGAAGAAGACGTGGCACGAAAAAAAGCTAAACCAATACGTAGAACCACTGGTAAAGGCGGTAACTACCGTCCTACTAAGAAAGGTGCTGGTATGACTAAGAAAGGCGTACGTGCTTACAGAAAAGCCAATCCTGGCTCTAAGCTTAAAACAGCTGTGACAGGTAAGGTTAAGAAAGGTAGCAAAGCAGCTAAAAGACGTAAATCTTATTGCGCAAGATCATTAGGTCAATTAAAGAGAAGCTCTGCTAAAACTAGAAACGATCCTAATTCAAGAATTAGGCAAGCGCGCAGAAGGTGGAAGTGTTAATGAAACTAGGTATATTAAAAAATCTTGTAGGAACAGTAGCACCAACCATAGGAACAGCACTAGGCGGTCCTATGGGTGGTATGGCTGCAAACATGATTTCAGAAGTATTAGGGTGTGATCCTGAGCCAAAGAAAATACAAAAGGCTATGGAAACAGCTAGTCCTGAGCAACTAGCACAATTAAAGAAAGTAGAAGCTGACTTTGAAGTGCAGATGAAAAAACTAGACATAGACTTGTTTGCATTAGAAACAGCAGACGTACAAGATGCTAGAGGAAAGTTCAGCAAAGATTGGACGGCTAGAGTAATAGGTATAGCTGTCGTAGGTGGGTTTATGGGCTATATATTTTTAGTGACCATTCAACCCCCAGAGCAGAACTCAGAAGCTTTGATAAACCTTGTATTAGGCTACCTTGGTGGCTTAGCAAGTGCTATCATATCCTTTTATTTTGGGGCTTCAAACAAACAAGACAACGAATAGAAAAAACGATAATATAGAAGAGTTATGGCAGATATAGATTTTAGTTGGATGGATGATCTTTTAACAGGGGATGACGCTGATTACAGCTACCTGTTTGATGATATAACAGACTTAACACCAAGCACGCCTAATACAGGCATAGGTTCTTTTGACGTTTCACGTTTGTTTGATGACGATGATGATTTTAGTTATTTGTTTGATGATATAACTGATCTAACACCTAGTTTCACGCCTGGCGTAGACTTTAAGGATGTTTATGCAGATTTATTTGACGAACCAGCGGACTATGAAGATACCGTAAAAGATCTTTACCCTGATTTGTTTCTGCCCTCAACGCAAGACTTAATAGCCAACGCAGACACGTCTAGTAGTTTACTAGATACTGTTCTAGGTTTTCTTGGACAAGGTTCTAGTGGAGGTAAAAGCAGAGCTCAAGGAATCATGCAAGGAGTAGGCGGAGGCATTACAGACTTTGCTAACTCACCCATAGGACAATTGCTTTTATACAACTATTTAAAAGATCAAAGAAAAGACGATATAAAAGTTCCGATTGGAGCAGAAGCTTATGGCGATCAAGGACTAGGCAGTATGCCTGACTACAGAGTGTTCAACATACAACCTGCACTAATGCCAGGTGTTGCTTATGCTAATGCGCCTCCACCAGAAATGAAACATGGTGGCATACACGGTGCTGGCAAAGACGATGGCCCTGGAGACATAACACTAGCGCGATTAGAACCAGGTGAGTTCGTTATGACAAGAAAAGCTACTGAGAATATTGGTGCTAAGAATTTATACAATTTAATGAAACAAGCAGAGAGGATGGGATAATGTCAGTTAATCCAAGTTTTTTTAGTGGAACAGCAGTAGGAGGTGGACCTACAACTACTGGTAGATATGAAGAGCCGTATGCTCAGGCCATGCGTCGTGGATTTTTGGAATCCGCGTTTGGTTTAGCTAGAACACCAACACCTGTTCCTGTTCAACAAGTAGCAGGATTGGATCCGTTTGAAATGCAAGCCAGACAATTAGCTGGTGGCCTTGGTGGGTTTGCTCCATACATACAACAAGGCGGCCAGATGATGCAACAAGGAGCGGGCTACTACACGCCAGGTGGCATTAGACAGTTTTACAATCCGTACGAACAAGATGTTGTGCAACAGACACTAGCAGACTTACAAGAAGCCAGCGCAAAACAAGGCATTGCTAACAGAGCACAAGCTGTAGACAGAGGAGCGTTTGGTGGCTCTCGTGGCAGACTGATGGAACAAGAAAGAGAAAGAGCATTTGGCAGAGGAGCAGCAGAAGCTTTAGGTGACATACGCTCAAAAGGATTTGGACAAGCTACAACAGCAGCACAAAACGCAGCACGAGGACTTGGCACATTAGGTCAAAGTTTTGCAGGTCTTGGAACAACAGGTCAAAGTAATTTAATAAACCAAATAAAAGCTTTTGAAGGGCTAGGTGGAACAGGCAGACGCATACAAGATCAAATGTTTGGTGCTCAGTTTGATGCTGCTACAAGACTTGCTGCAGAACCCAGACAACGTTTATCTGGCTTGCAAAGTGCATTAGGATTATTACCACGAACTTATGCAACTACTACGTTTAATCCTATAGCCAATACCTACGATCCTATGAGAGGTATTATGGATCTTCTTGGTGGAGGCAACATAAACTTACCAGGAGTTAATCAAAACCCTGTTTCTACACAACCTGCTGGGCAATCCAATCCGTTAGCTGGATTAGCTAGTCTTTTTCAACTATTCGGAGGCTTAGGTTAATGCACGAGCAGTGGAAGAAAAGAAAAATGTTCTCTAACAGAGAGCAAGGTATTATGTCTGGCCTTGATCCTGTACCCATGGTGCAAGGTGGCTACGTACCCTTTCCTGGTATGCAAGTGGGCGGTGTCGTCCCTCAACCACAGTTATTCGAAGAAGGTGATGCCGAAGTTAACGATGCACTAAATAGTCTGGCCAGCATTACTAAACCAGATGTCCCTGATATGCCAATGCCGAAGATGGAAGAAAAGGTAGAGGTCAAAGAAAAAGTAACGGAGGACCAAGGACCTAGTAACTTTAAAGCTGCTGTAGCAAAACTTAAAGATACGTTTGTTAAAGAAATAGAAAATTATATTGAACAAGCTGGTGTAGAGAACATTGGCAGATATTTAAAAAGCATGAGCGTGGCTTATAACAATGAACTTAACAACTTACGCAAACAATTTAAGGTGGACAAAGTAGATACCGAAGATCAATTGTTTACCGAACAGTTTTTATCTGAATTTATGGCAGATATTCCTGGCATGCAAAGTGGCGGAGTTGTATTAAGTCAAGAACAACTAGATGAGCTTTTTGGAGAAGGTAAGTTTCCTTTAAGTGAATGGAACAAATACAGTCCAGACATTCAAAAAATGTTATTAAGAAAAGCACAAATTGCAAAATTAGAACAAGATCAAGCCACGACTGGTTCGCAAATAGATTTGTCTAGACTTGAGGAGTTACAAGCAGAAAGAAGAGCATTAGCTCCCCAAGTAGGAGAAGCCGCTCGTGCAGGTGTAGCGACAGTTGGATCACCTTCTGGCAGATACCTTGCTGGACTAGCTGCAGGAAGAGCAGCAGAAACAGCAGCGTTGGATAAAGCTATAGGAAGCGAAATGGATATAGCAAAAGCCATACTTAATGCACAAGCAAGAGCAGGAACTCCTGTTGGAGGATTAGATATTGATTTTACAGCTAAAGAAGCAGAAGCTTTTTCTTTAGAAGATATAACAAGACAAGCAGATGAAAGAGAACGTCTACAAAAACAATGGGATGCAGCAATAAAAGCTGAGGACGGAGATTTTGCTGACGCTTTAATATTATTTATAGGTCAAACAGGTGGTAAGCTTCCTGTAGAGTATGAAGGCCAAATAAGAAAAATTCCTGGACTTAATAAAGATGGAAACCTATTAGAGTATTATCTATATTTGCTAGGCTTGAAAGAAAACGGTAAGCCTTTGTCAAAAACGCAAATAAAAAAATCTCTTGAAAAATGGGCTACTTTTGAAGTAGCTTCTTAACTACACATGCCTCCACTTACGAACGAAGACAGAGAAAAGCTGGGACTTCCTTTAAGTAACGAGGGGCAGACTGCGGAACAACCTAAAGAACCACTTCAACAAAATCCTTTTGATGTTGTAGACGAAATACCTTTACCATTAGCTGCTAAAACTGCTTTGTTTGCCGACAGGTTTTTTGATAGCTTGTACGGCAGTACACAAGCAAGCATAGGAGATTGGCAAAAAACTAGAGCTGTAGCACAAGAAGGTAGAGGCCACGATGACTACGCTAAAGAACTACGGCAAAGAGCAGACATAAACGAACAACAAGCTAGTGAGTTTGCATACGAAGCTAAGTATGGCGAAGAAGGGCTAGAACAATTTAAAAATGTTACAGACCCAGAATGGTGGGCAGCAACTGTAGGTGAAGTAATACCTGGTTCAGTTCCTTTCTTAGCAGGAGCAGCAGCTGGAGGCGGAGCTACATTCATGGCTACAGGAAACCCTTATGCAGCTTTAGCAGCAGCAGCTGTTGGTGGTGGCTCTGTTGTTTTTGCACAAAGTTACGGTGACGCATACTACGAGTATCTAGAAAAGTTTCCTGACGATGAAGCAGGTGCAGATAAATACGCATTAAAAAAATCAGGCATAAGTGCAGTCATAAATGCAGCCAGTGTCCCTGCTGGATTGTTAGGTTTAAGTAAACCTATATTGCAGCACTATATAACACAGGCCATATTGCAAGGTGGCATAGGTGGAGTCGACACAGTTACACAAAACTTAATGGTCAAAAATAATATTGATCCTAATTTAGATGTAACTACAGGTTTAGCAAAAAGTGTAATGGGAGAAGCCATCGGAGAAGGCACTATATTTGCTACAGCTGGTAGATTAGCTACTCCTAAATACAATGAGTTTCAAAAACAAGTTACAGAAGAAGAGCGTAGTGCAAACGATGAGAAAGCAGAAGCTTTAACACAAGCAGAGCTACAAACCATAGCCCCAAATTTAGACGAGTTAGATGCAAGTCAAATTAGAGAGATTATAGACGCAAATCCTGAACTAGAACTTGGTGTGCTAATACCAGGAGAAAGCAGAGAGTCTTTACGTAATAAACTTGTAGAAGCGGTAAAAGCTAAGAATCAAGACAGGGTAATTAGAGAGTACATGATTGACTCTGTGCTTTCTAACTTTAACCCTGAAAAAGTGTATGACGAACAAAAAGCTGCGTTGGATAACATGACGGATGAACAGCTAGATGCGTATATTTTAGAAGAGTTCGGTACGCCAGAGGCCTACGAACGATGGGCTACTAGACAAGGTGAACTAGCTTTTATACCAGGCACTACAGAAACTAGAGAAGAAGACCGTGCAGCTTTAGCTAATGCTAGTGCAAAAATTTTATTAAGAGAAAGACAAGGCCCTGCATGGAAGTTGGGAGCTAATGAGTTTAGAGACTACGTAAGTGATATTGAACAAACGTACACAATCGAAGAACTAAGAGCAGCGGTAGCTGAAGCTGTACCGACACTAAGTTCAGAAATGACTCAACGTATGTCTAAGTCTGAACTGGCTAATAGACTTGCGGAACAACAAGCTATCGTTGACCTGCAACGACAAGTAAGAGACCGAGCCAATAAAAGTAGAACTATAGACTTAACACAAGTATCTTTTGACGAAAATGGTAATCCTGTTCCTTTTGTTTTAACGCCACAATACATAGATGTTATACGACCTGAAGGCACTGCATTACGAGCAGAAATAGCAATAGAAATGCCTGACGGCAGTGTACAAACTATTGGATTTGAACGACAAGGTATTGAAGAAGGCATGAGCCTAGCTGAGCAAACAGCTAAGCGAGGTGCGGAACTTTCTGTGTTTAAAGTAAATGGCGTTGAAGTATCACCAGATAGTCCTTTTTTTGGTAAAACTATAAGTGAAGTGTTTGATGGTAGTTCTATACAACAATTTTATCAAAACCCAAGGTTGGTAAGTCTTGAAATGCCACTAGGCACCGCTCCGCAATTTCAAGGAGGAGTAATAAATAAATTTTTTAGTGAGTATATGAGACCTTTAATGCCTACAGGGTTATTAATAGGTAGCAGATCTAGACAACGGACAGGTAGAATTAGAGCATTAGAAACAAAAGCTCAAAATTTAGGACTAGAAGTAGAACAAGCTGTAGCGGAAGCAATTAGAAAAGGCGATGTAAAAACTAAAGAAGAAGCCGATAAATTAATTATGGCGTTCCTACAACAGACAGGGGCACGTATAGAAATTACAGCTGAAGAACGTAGAGCAGCTGAGCAAACATTAAACAAACTTGAAACGCAAAAAATAGAAAGACGAGACGAACTATCAGAGTTCGAGTTAGATCAAATTAACGATCAAATAGAGTTTATAGAAGGTCAACTGCAAAACATACAAACGACACCAGTGGCTGCAAGACAGCTGCCCGATTCGTTACGAAAACCAGCACTTAAAATACGAAGAGGTATAGATGAACTTAGTAATAGATTACTAAGAGAAATACCTCCAGAAAGTTTAGATCCAGATTTAAAAGCTGTTGTTGAGCATAACTTAAACACCTATGTAACAAGATCATATAAATTCTTTTCACCAAATTTAGGTTGGAATCCTAAAGGGCAAATGTTTATAGAATCTATACAAAACTTACCTTTTAAAGTAGCAGAAAAAGTGGGCGTTGAAACAACAACGCCTAATAAAACTATGACGGATTTGTACAACAGGGCTATTGTTTCTATGGAATATAAATATAGAAACAGAATGCCTGATTATAGATCCGATGCAAGACGTGAATTAGGAGCAGTTGCAACTGACGAACAAATAGAAAATCGTGCTCTTGAGATTAGAAAAGAAAAAGCAGAACAAGCGGTCAATGAATGGATTGATAGATCTTTGTATGAAAGTGCCACTAATGTTTCTAAAATGGCTGCGTTGTTAAAAGGCAAAAAAGGAGAAGAAAAAGCTGATATAAAAATAAACCAACTTCTTACACAACGAGGAGAAATACCATACGCTGTTAGACAGTTATTAGGAGAAATAAAAGAACCTGAGCTTATAGCTGCAACATCTTTTGCTCGAATGGCTAGAACCATAGAAAACGCTACGTTTTTTCAAGAAGTTAAAAGACTTAGTGAATTACCAGGAGAACAATGGTTTTCTCCAACAGCTACCAAGGAATATCCTATTAAAATAGAAACAGGAGACGAATTTAATCCTTTAGAAGGATTCTACACTACAAAGACTATGGCAGAAGCTTTGTCTCAAGGAAACACAATAGGCTTTGAAGACCAGCTTTTAAATGCTTTTGCAAGAACAGTTGGAGTTGCAAAAGGTCTAACTCAATATGGAATTATTGTACTGAGTCCTGGTACGCAAATGAGAAACCTTTACGGTGCTGCAATTATGTATGGTTTTAACGGGCATTTTAGAGGCATGTTTGGCAAAGAAGGCGAAATACAAAATGCAATGAAACTGGTTGGTAATGACTTATTTGGCAATGTGCAATATAACCCCGATACAGGAGAAATTTCAGGAAACGTTGATGAATACAATTCAGCTTGGTCGTACTTACAAGAGCTAGGTATTGTTAACACAGAGGTCAGAGCTAACGATGCGTTAGGTGTTTTTACTCGTGTAGCAAATGCGCCAAGTCTTAAAAGCTTAGATCAGTTAGTAAATATTCTATATGCTTTAGGACAAACAGGTCCAGGTAAAGCTTTTGACTCGTACGTATTAAGTTTAAACAGAGGAGCTAGACGAGCTTACGCTGCGTCAGATGATTTTTTTAAAATACTTGCTTTCTTATCTGAAAGACGAAAGTTTAAAGATATGGTAGATAAAATAGAGGGCTCTGATGATTTAAAACTTAGAGTGTTAAGAGATTTTGCTAAAACACTAAAAACCAAAAGCGGTATTACAGAGAAAACTTCTAATTATGTGCAAGACCAAGGCACAGTATTAAGAAACGTTACAGACTTAGACAAATACATAGATCACGTAGCTGCTTACATGGTGAGAAATGCTATGCCTAATTACGATTACGTAGGAAAATTTAGAGAATATTTTCAAAACCTTCCTATAGGTAACTTTATTGCTTTTCCTACAGAAATTGCTAGAACAACAACTAATTCTGCTCAATTGGTTTACAGAATGGGAACATTTTCTCCAAGTCCAGAAATACAAGCAAGAGCTGCTGCAGAAGGCGTAGAGTTACCTTCACACCCATTTTTGCAACGTGCTCAAGAAAGAGCCATCGGTGGATATATTGCTACGCATGGTTTAGTCGCTGCACTGGCTAAAGGAAGTCAAATTATATTTAACATTGATGATGAAGAAACTTACGCAGCAAACGAACTTATTGCTCCTTATCAGGATAGAGACAGAATAATATGGTTAGGAGACAAAAAAACTGAAGTTACTTATAAAAATGGCAAACCTGTTCCTAAAGACACACCGTATTTAAATACAAACTACTTTTTCCCTTATGAGGCTATAGGTAAATTCTACAATGTCATAGGTGGCACATTAAGAGAAACTCGTGGTAAAGGAGATCCAGCAGCCATAAGACAAGCCATGGGACAATTAATTGCTGAGTACACAGAGTCTTATTTTCAAGCTAGTATATCTGGGGATTTAGCTTTAGATTTATTGCAAAATCAAAATGACGACAACCCGTTAAACATAAAACCTATTTGGAACGAAGATGATGATTTGTACGATCAATTTTTAGATGGAATAGCTTATTCGTTTAAAAAAGCTGGGCCTGGAGTTTACAGACAAGTTAACGATGTAATTTGGTCTTTACAAGAAGATGATGCTCAATATGACCGTTATGGTAAAACAATGCCTTTCATTAGAGCTGCAGCAAAACTAATGGGTTTTTCAAACTCAGAAGTTAACCCTGATAGGTCTATGGGCTTTATTATAGGAAACAGAATAAATGAGTTTGAACAATTGACTAAGCCTAATTTAAGCAGAGAATATCTTTCTGCTGAAAAACTAACAAAAGACGATGTGATAAAAGATTGGCAAGATTCGCAACGTTCTTGGTTTAGACTGCAACAAGATTTATATTTTGAACTACAAGCATTAAAAGCTTGGGATGTGGACGAAGATATTTATGAAGATTCTTTAAAAAGATTTGTTCAAAGAACAGGAGCAGGAAAAGACTTTACTGATAATATTGAAGAAGGCATTTTTACTGCTTGGCCTGTCCCATCAAAGACACAAGAAAATTTTGAAAGTAAAGCGGAAGAACTAGACCTTCAAAGAGAGTGGCCCGAAGATGAACTAGAAGAGATGTATGAGATTATAGAAGATATGGAAATATCTCTAACAGGCAATGCAGAGTTATCTAGGAATCTTGAGGAGAATCTTGGGGTTCGGGATCTGGGAGACTAAATTTTTCTACACGCTCCATCCAAGCTTCGGCAGCTCTTTTAAATTCGTCACCTTCAAGAACAAACTCTTGATATAAACAATCTACAGAACACATCATAACAACACCTTTCTGTATGTCAGTGCCGTACAGTTCATTGTGCGCAAGTGCGTAGGCAGCTAACTGTTGAAAATAGTCCCACACCCACTGTCTGCGTTTAGGTTTATTAGTTTGTTTAAAGTCCATGATAGACAGATCGTCATTGTGCACACCGATCACGTCAGCTTTACCTGCATACTTGTCAGGGTAGTACAAAGATATTTCACAACCGTACACCTGTGATACGTTAGGCAAACCTTGATCCATAATTGTACAGGCCATCTTGTAGGCACGTTTCTCTTCTGCGTTTCTAGGTTTGAAATCCCAGATGTCACCGTTAACAAGTTGATTCTCCAGGATGTCGTGCATGTACGATCCCCTAGTAGCAGCTTCTGTTCTGATGCGCTCCGCTTCTTCCTCACCTACTTTGTCTATCCACTTCTTCAAGAAGTCGCCTTCTTTAGTCCCAGACAATATAGTGGTAACAGACGGAAGTTTTACACCGTTGCAGTCGTAGAACCGACCGCTACGCCTGTCTTCGCTGGAGAACACACCGTACTCGTACGGAGACTCGTACAGTATTTTATGTTTCATGATTAGCTTTTAGGTACGTCATTCAAGCGTCCGCTTTCAAGATCATCTTGTAATCTTTTAACTGCATACGCAAACACATTGCTAGTAGGCCTTTCAGTTTTTTCACCGATGTCGGCTGCTACTTCAACAATCTCTTTACGTATAGCTACGCTTTTCCATTTAGTTGTATCCATTTTTACTCCTGTAGATAACATTATACATTACAATCTAAGATATATCTCAATTATTCTTAGGTTCCATTGAGTCGCCCCAATTATCTCCAATCTCGGCATCCACCTTGTTTGGAACATCCAAAGGCACGGCTTCTTCCATCAAGCGACATATATTCTCTACATCTTCATCTGATTTGATAGAGAACACTAGCTCGTCATGGACTTGTAAGAGCGGTAGATAACCCGCTTCATAACAATGGACCATGGCCTGTTTGGTCATGTCTGCTGCTGAGCCTTGAATTAGTTTATTTAGAGCTTTGTAAACAAATGCTCTTTTGATTTCACCGTTGTATTCATGCACGGCTTCTTTGTGTTTCATAGGTCTACCCGTTCCATACTTCAAAGGTTCCCACATATCAAAGTGACAACGCCTTCCTAGTATGGTTTTGATGTAGCCTTTTGAGTTTGCACTACGCATAACAGAATCTGCTAACTGTCTGACAAACGGTGCGTATGTATTGAACTTAGCCAATATTTCTGACGCTTCGTCTACAGTAACCCCCAGCTGATCTGCCAGCTTACCTTTGCCCATGCCATACATAATCCCAAGTCCTATTGTCTTTGCAGTCTTTCTATCGATGTCCACAAGGTTAGCCACCTCCTGGTGAAAGTCTGCATCGCCAGCATGGTAAGCATCTGCAATTGCATCTGCACCATCATACTTAGAACGACTGGCATAGTGTGTCAGTATTCTAGGTTCTTGTTGAGAGAAGTCAGCAGAACACCATCGCTCGCCTTCTTCTGGTAAGAACAAAGATCGTATCAAAGGGCCAATCTCTTTATTACGCGCAGGTACTTGTTGCAAGTTTGGGTTGCTCATGGACAACCGACCTGTGACTGTCCCACCTGACTCACCTTTTAGCTGACGTATCTCTGCATGTATTCTTCCGTTGTGTTCATGCTTTAGTATTGAATCGATAAACGTGCTATGTGTTTTGTTTACTTCTCTAGCTTCACGTATCAGTTTGGCTATAGGGTGTGAGTGGTTCTCTAGAAACGCTTTTGTAAAGCTGGGCATACCTGTTGGCGTTCTAAGATACGTGAGCTTCATCGCATCAAATACTTTTGCCAACGAGTTAGCTGCCCACAGTTGTATCTCAGGAACACCTGATTCTTTCTTTATCTGTTGAATTATGTCTTTCTCTCTTTTGACAAGCTGAGTCTTCAACGTCTCTGCTCTCTCCAGATCAACACGAACACCTTTTTGTTTCATTGCAAGAATGACAGGAAGCACTCGCATTTCCAAATCAAACACGTTCCAGAGGTTTTGTTCTTCTAATAAAATCTTGAAGTGATTCCATAATTTAAGCGTGAGGGCTGCGTCCTGTGTTGCATAAGTACCCACATAAGCCGATGGTAACCTCCACATTTCAGCCTTAGGATCCAATCCCCACTCCTCCGCAGCAGCATTTAGCTCTGCCTCAGTCTTGCCTTCATTTATGTATTCACGACCCAAAGCATTCAAAGAATACCAATACTGATTCTCGTCAATCAAAGGAGCAACTATCATTGTGTCGATAATACGACCATTTATAGTCACGCCTTCTTTAGTAAGCCACCCAACATCGTAGGTTGAGTTGTGAAATATCTTGTCACTGTTTGTAGCGCAAATCTTTTTAGTAAACTCTAGGACTTTCTTTTTAGAAAAGTTAAATCCTTGCTCATGTGCAAACGGAAAGTAGTCTTCGTATCCGTCTATTGCAAAAGATATACCGACAACCTCGCCATCGCCTCTTATATATCCAGGACCCAACTCTTTCAAGTTAGGATCTTTTGTCTCAAGGTCAATCGCAATCTCTGTTGCCTGACATAATCTTTCTGTTGGGAAACTATCGGGTGGTATCCACTCCGTTGGTGGTTTGTAAACAAAACTCATATAACGTACCTATAGTAATCATCTTGGGCTTGTATCAAATATAAATTATCTATCGTGCGCGTAACCGCAACGTAAAACTGTCTGTGTAGCCCATCGGGTTGTAACATAGAAGTTCGCTTCTGTGACTTAGACAAATCTAAATACACAGCAACGTTCTTCGCTTCCCCACCTTTTGCCTGATGAATAGTTGAAATGACAATACGTGGTTCTCCGTAAAGGTCTTCTTCGTTCTTTAATGCTTTCTCTATAAAACTTCTTCTTTCTACGTCAATCGTTTTATCAAACACTGTCTGCCAATCTTGACCGAGGCATTCAGGTTTGAGTCCATAGTTATCTATAATCTGTTGCAGTGATAACGACTGCCCTGGATTTGGAGCTTGAGAAACTTGTGTAATGAAACCTCTCTTTACTCCTGTCTTACCTAAGTAAGAATATAAATCGTCTAGCTCTGCTAGTGTAATGTCTTCTTTATTGTTGAGCCTTTCCCAAATCTGTATGGCCATAACCATCTTTCTAGGTATGTAACGAAAGTTGTTATGTGCAAATGGATAGCCGTTATCAATCAAATACTTTCTAACATTGTAGCCTTTGGATGCGTCAGTCAGCATGTAATCACAAGAAGCCAATACCAACCAATCTCCTTCTGATAAAGGCAAAAGCTCTACGGAACTAACTTTGTTGACTGTGCCAGGTTCTTCTCTTGGCTTGTAGCTTTTAGGCTCTCTCGACACAATACGTTTTGATATACGCTCAGCTATTGGATGCACCTTTGCAGGTATGCGAAAGGACTGATCCAAGACTATGCTTTCTCCCGTGTAATTTACAAAACGTTGAGGTCTAGCTCCATTCCATTCGTAGATTGCTTGGTCATCGTCTCCAGCTATGTACGTCTTCTTTGCGTTCATGGCTAACTTATCTACAAGTCTCCAGTTAAGTTCTGCTAAATCTTGAGCTTCATCAACAATCAACAAGTCCAGTTCAGGTGCTTCACCGTCATCTATAAATTTATTTATCATGTCAGCAAACGAATAGACTATGGGCACTCTAGATAATCTAAACGCTTCCCAAGCGTCTGCCATAGGCTCTAACATGTGAGCCACAACACCTCTGCGTTGTTCTTTCTCCAAGGACAAACGTTCTTCTTTTAATGTACGACAGTTTGCTTTTGCACGTTCTATGATGTCGAAGTAGGGATCTTGGACAACTGACCTAAAGCCTCTTGCGTTAGTGCCATACTTTTTTGTTAAGTTAAACTCATAGTCTTCTAAAAAATCAAACACGTCTCTACCGCTCATGACTTGAGAAATACCCATAATTCTTTTGCAGAAAGCATGACTTGTACAAAAGTAAGGCATTTCATCAAAGCCTAAACCAAAACGTATGTGCGCTCTGTTCTTACCTTCCTCAGCTGCTTTTACAGAGAAAGATATAAAGGCTATCTTTTCAGGTGCGACACCTTCATCAAGACTTTTCTCTATGATATTCATAAGAGTTGTAGTCTTGCCTGTGCCAGGAGGGCCAAAGTATTTAGTTACTCTTCCCATGGCAACGGCTCCTTCTGTGCTCGGAAATCATCATAGTCAACGGAGTCTTCGTCTATCTCACGTATATCTAGTATCCAAATCTTTTTATTACCAACAGTTCTGTCTATGTACTTAGCAATGTTTGTGGCTCCCATGTTCTTGAGCTCAGTAAACACTTCTGCTTCTTTAATGTGACGCATCTTTTTAAACTCTTGTATAAAGATCACTGCGTCTCTGCCTGTAAACCACCACTGCTTTGTATTCTCCTCTTCATATCTAAAGACACCATTTGATGCGATAGATAATCTTGATGAAGACTCTGCTAATCTGCAGAACTCGTAAACAGCTTCTCTAAGTAAACCTTGTTTAGTCATATCGGCTGGGACTTCTACTTCTTGCACGTCCTGTAGTAATGTATTTAGTTTGGCCACCCAATCAGATTTCTTTACATCAGGCGGACATATATTAAGAACCTCCATACATCTTTGTTGGTACATAGAAAAGTTGTGCAGTTGTTTTGTGTCTAACACAATTGTTCTGCCGTCCACGTCTAAATGCCAAAGAGGGGGATCGGTAAGATACTTACGTAGTCCACCAAAGTTAGGATCACGCTCAGAGGCATCTATGCCGTATCGTCTTGTTACACAAATACCGCTTTGACAGAAATCTACCAACGGTTGTTTACTGCATTGGTATCTGTACTCTGACTTTTCTAAACTCTGTATGATTGTGTTTAACTCGCTATGCGACAAAGGCTTAGTACAAACTGTTTTATTTATCTCTTGTAGTTTGTCTTTCCATTCTTCTCCCTCAGGATGCACCTTGCGTAGAAACACACCGTAGTTCAACAAAGCATTGTTACGCATTCCCTCAGGTATGCCGTTTAGTTTCATGTGTACTAAACAAGGCGGAGCCTCGTCCCACATACTACCTTGCTTTGTTATTTGTTTTCTTCTGCTTTTCTTGACAGGTACTAACTTGTCTAACTGTTTTTCTGTAATAGAAACTTTGTCTACAAGTTCAAAAAATTCTTCTATGTTCGCAGCTTCACCATCAGGTCTGAGTGCGTATCTTGTTGTATCTTCTCCAGCAAAGTAAGGCATGTTTAGCCAATTACCTGTCTGTCTCTCCTTCGGTTGTTGTTTTGACCACTCGTATTGCTTTGGAAAGATTTCATCCCCTGTTCTTCCCATAGCTGCTGCTATCTCCTCTAATTTAGATTGGAACTTATACGCTGATATAGGTTCCTTGGTAAATAAAAACAAATGCACTCCACCAGATTTAGTCATACAGGGCAGTAGTGGTAGCCCCATTTCTTCTATCTTATCTAGTAGGTCTTTTGTATCTATGGGGTATTCGTCAACGTCTATACAACCCCATTTGCAAGTTTCATCATCAGTCAATGGCACTACACCAATAGACAGGTCACCGTTTAAATGTTTCTCCCAAAGTTCTAATGTTAAAGGCTCTAGTAGTGTTCTGCCTTTGCCATCTTTCTTTACACCTTTTGCGGTGTTCTTCTGTCCTGTGATTTCATATATACCGTGAGCTCTCTCTAGTCCTGAGAATACTTGCTTAAATCTGTTTGCAATTTCTTCCATACGTCCTTAGTAAGAAGGCTCCAGCATTGAGTGAGGGAATGCTGGAGCCTAATTGAAGTTAGTCTTCCCAATCCTTGTTGGACTCAGACTTATCTTCTATTGCGGAAGTCTGCTGACCAGGTAACTGATCCATACCTCCATCGGAACAAAACTTAGAGAATTCTTCGGCCTCTTTGAAGAGATCGATTTCCTTCTCCTCCAATACCCGTTCCTGCGTAATACTATAGCTATACCACGACCCACGATCATTGGATTCCACTTGCGTCTTGAGACTATACCAATGCGAGTATGCTGGTGGAGTATAAGCTCCCTTCGCACCTTGCAGCTTGGTTCCCTGTATCAGGGTGTTCCAACCACGCGAGTGTTTAAGTTGTGATCCAGTCATATTGATAACACATCTTTGAGGTGTATCATCAATAAGCGCGTAGCCATAATGGTTGGCAGTAGTAGTCAACTGAGTTTCCCCACTTGGCGTTACTAGCCTACCTTGGCTGTCACGTTGGCATCGATTTAACAGATCCGAGTCTGCAGGATGCACAGTAACAAGACCGCCACCTTTCTCACGCAAACGCCACTCAACAAGAGTTTTGTTGTAGTAGACAGGTAAGAAAAGCATGCCTTCGTCTCCACTTATACAAGTGTTGTTGCCTGAATAGAAGATGTCTCCTTCCTCTGCGTCTGCAACATAATCTGCGCTGGCTTTCTGTCTTTGCGGAGACATTGCTTGCACTATGCTGATACGCGGAGTCTTGAGGTCTTCCGCACCTACATCGCCGAAACCTTTTTCTTCGATGTTTTCAAATAGGGACGTTAAGGATGTCCCCTCTCCATTTTTCTTCGTTGCCATTTATTTACTCCTTATTTCTTCGTTCAACGATTTATTTTTGTGCGCTTGCCTTGATACACAGAAAACTTTTTCTGCACGTCTTGGTCAAACGTTTTGTTTCCTGATTCTATTTGTTCTTTAACAAATGCCCTCAGGGTGCTTGGGTGAACCGCTTCCTTTTCCTCAGGTATAAACCCTTGTTTAGTTAGCGATACAACCAATTCTTTAGCGAGATCATCTTCACCTTGACCGAACGAAAGCGTCATTGTGTTTTTGATGATGTCTCCATGTCCATTATCTCTAAGCCAGTTATGCGCATCTTCTATATTTGCAGCAGATATTCTGGCACTGTAAAAAGGTTCTGCCGATATACGTGAACCGTCATTAAGTTTGATGTCTGATACACCTAGTTGTGTAAGTCTGTCGGGTATTAACTGTTCTGAAAGTTCTCTCTGTTGATCTTTCAGACGTTTAAGTCTTTCTTCTGTGTTGCCAACCTCAGCCTCAACTCGTAAAAGTTTTTGACAAAGTTCGCTTAGGTCTTTGATAGAGTCTTCTGATATATCCTCTACCGCTTTTGTTGTGCTTTCCTCAAAGAGGTCCGTTATATTTTTCATTTCTCACTCCTTCTTTTTTTCGTTATCAACTCAAAGTTGCAAGTGCATATTATCATCTATATAATATATTGCAACACTTTAAGATGTGTTTGAATATATAACGAAGAATAAAGGACGGAACTTATGGAATTAAACAACTACGAATTTAAGAGCGAGCCATATCAGCATCAACTAGAAACTCTCCAAGAAAGTTATCATCGTAACCTATTTGCACTATTTTTGGAAATGGGATTGGGCAAATCTAAAATTCTTTTGGACAACGCAGGTATGTTGTTCGAAGAAGGTAAGATATCTGGTCTATTGATTGTATCTCCCAAAGGTAACTTACGTAATTGGGACATCAATGAAGTAAACAAACATCTGCCTGACCGCATTGAGCGCAATGTTTTGGTTTGGCAGCCCAACCATACACAAAAATGGTTGCACGATTTCAAAAAAATGGTTGACGAACCAAGTGACGGACAACTTAATATATTTCTAGTTAACGTAGAAGCCTTTGCTACAGTCAAGGCATGTAAATTTGTAGAAGAATTTATGGTTACACACGATGTTATGATGGCTGTAGATGAATCGACTACAATCAAAAACCCAAAAGCAAAACGTACACAACATCTTATTAAGTTAGCACCACTAGCAGACTACCGAAGAATACTTACAGGCTTTCCAATAACTAAGGCTCCACTTGATCTGTACTCACAATGTTATTTCTTATCTCCTAACCTATTGGGGTTTAGTAGTTTCTATGCTTTTCAAGCTAGGTACGCAATAACACAACGCAGACAGATGGGAAGACACGCTTTCCAACAGATAGTAGGGTTTCAAAAACTAGAGGAGCTGCAACAATCGATCAAGGACTTTTCTATACGTAAGATAAAAGATGAATGTTTAGACCTACCCGAAAAGGTTTACGTTAAACGACACGTAGAATTAACTGACGAACAAAACAAAGCCTACGGCACAATGAAACGCGAAGCTCTTATGATATTAGAAGACGAACTGTTCTCTACCATGAACGTCTTGACTCAGCTAATGCGACTACAGCAAGTTGTAGCAGGTAGCCTACGTAACGAAGAAGGCGAAACAATTATTCTTAAAAACAACAGAGTGCAGACTGTGTTGGACTTATTAGAAGAAGCATCTGGCAAGGTTGTAATCTTTGCAGTTTTTCAAACAGACATACAAGAACTAGAACGAGCTATAACTGAAAAGTTTGGTCAAGGCTCTGTTGCATCTTACTATGGCCATACACCACAGGACGAACGACAAAAGATTATTGAGAAGTTCCAGGATCCTGACAGTGAGCTAAGATACTTTGTATCAAACCCACAGACAGGTGGCAGAGGTATTACACTTACGGAAGCCAGCACAATGATATTCTATTCTAACTCTTACGACTTAGAACTTAGGGTACAAGCCGAAGACCGTATACACAGGATAGGACAAGAGCGCAGTTGTACCTATATTGATTTAGTATCTCCTGGCACAGTAGACGAGCAAATACTTAAAAATTTGTTGAGCAAGGTTAAGATCAGTAACGAAGTTCTTGGGGAGGTTCGCAGTTGGTTCCAATAAACGCTATAATTTATGGCGTATATGGAAAATGTAACCTTATTTATTTCGGAAGTAGGCTTTCCAATAGCGGCTGCACTTGGTCTGGGTTTGTTTATATGGAAGCTTATCAACCGAATCATTGATGGCATGGAAACCAAACTAGATGTGCTAGACGATAAGGTGGCCGATCAAATATCACAAATGGAAGAACGCCTCGGCACAAAACTAGACTCGCAACACGGAATATTAGTTGCTCTTATAGACAGAGTGCGTAGTCTGGACAACGAAATAATTAGACAAGATACTCTTATAAAAACAATACTTGGTGTCCCGCAGTTAATAGATAGCAACAAGATTGCGAAGGCGGATAGAGACGACCAGAGGAAGGATTAATGGCCCCAAAACGACCTGATGAAGTATTGTTAATATCTTGCATGATAATTGTTATGCTTTTTGTTTTATCAGTGCAAGCAGATGAAATGACTCACAAGTTTAAAAACCCTAGTTTTTCGGGTGTTGGCACGTCTAGTCATTATCTAACCATAGAGAACCAGGAGTTCAACAGGAAAGAGGCCATACGTGAGGAGATCAAAGCTTACGTAGAAGACTTAGAAAGAGAAGCTGAAAATACCACATTAGCTAGATTTATTCGAAATTTAGAATCACGCATCTATGCTCAGCTCTCACGGCAGTTGGTTGATAGTTTGTTTGGCGAGACAGCATCTGACTTTGGCGTTTTAGAATTAGAGGGTAACACTATAGAATATAGGGTTGAGGACGATAAGGTAACACTAATAATTACAGATGAAGAAGGCAACACAACAGAAATTACTGTACCTCTCGGTTCTTTTACTTTCTAGTTGTGCTTTAATTATACCGCCGCTAGACAATGGCATACCTCCTGTACGTGAGGTAGAGCCTGCAAAAATAGGTTCTTTAATTGTTAAAGAACTGCAAGAACTTGAGTTACCTATACGCAAACCTGTTGTAGCCGTTTACGCAAATAGCTTTACTGATGCAACAGGACAACGCAGATCCAACAGTCAGTACGCTAGTTTTAGTACAGCTATTACTTCTTCTCCTGATGCGTACCTTATAAGAGCTTTGAAGCATTCAGGTTTCTTTGATGTAGTAGAACGTAAAGGACTCGATCACCTTACAAAAGAAAGGCAAATAATTCGTTCTGCTAGAGAGAATTTTGATGAAAAGCAACAACTTAAACCTCTTCTGTTTGCTGGACTTATTATGGAGGGTGGAGTTATAGGATATGAAAGTAACGTAAAAAGTGGAGGTGCGGGAGCTAGGTATCTTGGGATCGGTGCATCAAAAGAATACAGGCAAGACAGTATAACTGTATCTTTACGCACTGTGTCTGTTCTTACAGGAAAAGTTTTAATGGAAGTGTTGGCAACAAAAAGCGTATTGAGTGCTGCTATATCCCAAGACGTATTTAGGTTCTATAGTAATAACACCGAATTAGTTGAAATTGAGAGCGGTATAGTAGAAAATGAATCAGTAAATATAGCATTACAGACAGCTGTGGAAGCTGCTGTCTTACAAACGATACTCGAAGGCTTAGAACTAGGGTATTGGGAGCAGAGAAGTGAGAATGAATAAACTACTTATATTGTTGCTTGTACTAGCAACGTCCCTTTATGCAGCCGACAACGAAGTGTATATAGATCAATCTGGTGCTACGTCTAACCTAGACATAGAACAAGTAGGCGGTGGCGGTAATATCATTGGTGGAGCTGACGCTACAGCTGGTGCTTCTAATATGACTCCGTTAGATTTAGATGGTGCATCCATGACCTTAGATGTATTGCAAAAGGGTTCAACAAATAAATTCTTAGGCGATATATGGGCGGATAACTACACAGGTTACTTCTCATTTATAGGCGACAGCAATACTTTTAATATGTCTACAGATGAAACAAACGCAACTGGAGCAGATGGTTCTAATGTAAACGTACAGGTCACGGGTAATACAAATACTATGACACTGAACCATGCCATGACTGCACTAGCAGCGAACTTAGATTTAGATTGGATAGTGCAAGGTGGGGGTAATAGTATTACAGCATCTATAGATGTAGACGGTGCTACTAACTACATGGATATAGATGGTGATGATAATACAGTTACTTATGATGGTGACGGTTACGCAGGCGGCTATTTCTACCTAGATCATACAGGCAGTACAAGAACATTTAATATAGATCAGGAATCTACATCTGATAATGATTGGCTCAAGATTACCTCTGTTGGCTCTAATGGCACAGTCTGTGTTACTCAGTCAGACGCAGGAAATTCATTCGTCTGTTGATATAGGTTCTATATCTGAACTTAGAGGTAACGCACAAGTTCTAAGAGACAAAGCGTACGGAGCTGAGCTGCAGTTCGACATACAACAAATGGATGATGTTCGCACAGAAGCGGGCAGAGTTGCTATAACGTTTGAAGACAGCTCTACAGTCAAACTAACGGAGCACTCTAAGTTAGTTATAGACGAGTATATTTATGATCCTGACCCATCAAAATCTAAAATGGCCTTGAAGTTTGCCAGTGGCACAGCACGATTTATCACGGGTAAGTTTAATAACAAAAGTAACATATCTATAAAAACTCCTACGGCAGACATAGCAATACGTGGTACCGACTTTACTTGCACCGTAGACGAGTTAGGTAGATCTCTTGTCATACTATTACCAGACGAGAACGGTATATCCAGCGGAGAAATATTAGTAACAACCGCAGCGGGTAGTGTAACCTTAAATAAACCATACCAGGCAACAACTGTATCTGTGTATGAAAACAACCCTACAAAACCAGTTACATTAGATATATCGTTAGACTTGATAGATAACATGCTCATTGTTAATCCCCCTGAACAAACGCAAGAAGATTTAGAGCAGACACGAACGCAAGCTTCAGCCGACTATTTAGATTTTAACGATTTAGACATAGACTTTTTAAATGAGGACTTTCTTGATGCAGAAGAAGACTTAGAGTTTACAGAACTAGACATCAACTATTTAGATGTAAACTTTTTAGAAGACTTGCTCAACGTACTAGACGCATTAGCAATATCTAAAGAAGAAGATCAATTAAAACAAGGCGGTGTTGGCATACGTATCGTTGGTACAGAGATAGGTCAGGATAAAGATACACAAATAACAACGATTATTACGGGACAAAAAATTAGTTTAATTAGAGCAGTTAATCAAAGTGCTAGACTGGACTTAGATGGATCACAAAGTTATACGGTTATATTGATACAGGATGGTGTAACAAATACAGTTAAAGTTAACGGTGGTTCTTCTACAACGATTACAATAAAACAAGGAACAGAATGAAAAAACTCCGACTACCAGGTTTGATAGCTTTACTTGGACTACCTTTAGTCTTACAGCTTACACCGCTAGAGATACTAAAGCTCAAGGTGTTTGATGCGTGGACGAAGGACCAAGAACCTTCACAATACTTTACCATCTTAAACATTACGGAAGAAGACATTGCAAACGAAGGAGGCTACCCTTTGTCTAGACAAACGTTGGCACAGATACAAATAAACCTTTTACGAAGTGGTGCAATTGGAGTGGGGTGGGTTATGGCTTTCCCACAACCAGATAGATTTGGAGGCGACTTTGACTTTGCAGAAGCTTTGTCCTTCTCTCCTAGTGTTCTTGCAATGTTTGAAGGAGAGGGTACGTATCCTCCAACCACGGGCACAGTTATCTTAGGAGAAGACACGGGTGGCATTATGGCAACAGGTGTCATAGAGAACATTGAGGTTTTAAAACAAAGTGCCAGTCAGGGCATAGCTGTAGCCAGGACAGACGTAGACAACTTAGTTCGCAGACTACCTTTGTTGATGCGCACACCTGATGGATGGGTATCTGCATACGGCACAGAGGTATTGAAAGTTTTAGCTGGAGCGGATACTTACGTTTTAAAAACGAACGACAACGGACTTGAAGAGGTACGAGTCAAAGGACTTCCTCCTGTCCCTGTAGATTCTTTTGGTCGTAAATGGATTAGCTGGGTAGATACGCCTCAGACCACGCTACAAGAAATGAATGTGGAGAATAAATTTGTCTTTGTAGGATTTACTGCAAAAGGAATCATGCCTCAATTGGCTACACCTGTAGGACTGTTAGAACCTCACAAGATACAAGCTGCTTTGGCAGAATCGATACTGATAAAGGACAGTCCTTACCTACCAGATTATGCATTGGCTGTAGAAATGGCAGCTTTAGTAATCGGCGTAGTCATGATGTGGCTGTTGATAAACTTCTTTGGCATTACGTTTGGTGTAACCTATGCTTCTCTATTTATGGCAGGAACTTTGTTTGGTGGCTACACAGTGGTACAACAAGGAGTATTAATAGATGTAACGTGGACTTTGATAGCAGAGTTTATAACGGCTACTGTAGCTTTCTACACACGATTCAGAGAACAGTACAAATTACGACAACAAATTAAAAAACAGTTCGAACATTATCTCGATCCTAGACAAGTTAAGGCTTTACAAAAAGATCCTAGTTTACTGAAGTTGGGCGGAGAACGAAGGACTTGCACGTTTTTATTTACAGATGTACGTGGCTTCACTGCAATGAGTGAACGCATGGATCCTGAGTTAGTGACCGTGATTATGAATGAAGCACTGACCATACAATCTGATACGGTTAAAAAATATGGTGGTATGGTCGATAAATATATTGGTGATGCAATGATGGCTATATTTAATGCGCCTATAGACATGGTTAATCACGAAGAAGCTGCTGTCTTATGTGCACAGGAAATACAAAAACAGTTTAAAGACTCTTCTATTGGAGTTGAAATAGGAATAGGTGTTAATACAGGTGAGGCTATTATAGGAAACATGGGAAGTGCAACACGGTTTGATTACACAGCTATTGGAGACGCAGTAAATCTAGCAGCTAGACTTGAATCCAGCACGAAAGAGGTAGGAGAAGACATAGTGATAGGAGAAAACACAGCGCAAGCGTGTAGCATACCTTTAGCTGTGCTGCCTTCTATTAATGTGAAAGGCAAACAGGACAAGATAAAGATATTCACCTTGATACGCTAATGCGATAAACTAAACGTATGTCCATATTCGGTAAAGATATTACAGCGGCAGATTTAGCTGTAGGTAACTTACAAGGCTCTGAAAAAGAAGCATCAGAGTTTAGTAAAGCTTTGCGATTTGGCTTAGACCAACCTACCGAAAACGTTGCTACTACTTTAAAAGCACTAGGATTTGACGCACAAGCAGACTCGTTGAGCGGTCTAGTAGATGCACCTGAAAACTATGAATCAGCAGCAGCCAGGTTCATGAATCCAGAAGGAGAAGGACTTCTAGATTTTAGTTACAAAGACTTACCTTTAGCTATAGTAGAACAAGCAGGGCAACTAGGCGGATCTATGTTGTCTAGGGCTGGAGGTTTTGCACTAGCGGGCCCTGTAGGAGCTTTACTTGGTCCCGCATTGTTTGAAGCGGTACAAATAGCAGGGCCAGTAGCATTAGAAAGAGCTAGGAATAACGGTAGGACAGAACCGACCTGGGAAGATTGGTCAGGAGCACTAAGCACATCTGCATTTTCAGGAGCTTTGAACGCAGTAGGTGTACAAGGCATAGGAAAACTTAACTCTACAATAGCTGGATCAGCTCTCCGTGAAGGTGTAACGGAGGGGTTACAAGGAGCAACAGAACAAATAGGTAGCACAGGACTAACAGAAGCTGGGCTACAAATAGATCCTAAACAAGTTATAGGTGAGGGATTGATAGGTGGTTCTACTGGAGCGTCTGCACAAGTGCCTACTTCTACACTTCAAACAGCCCCGCAAGCTATTGAAAACATTAAAGATTTACTACCTACTAAACGTCCGACTACAGCTCCTATGGCTGTCAGAGGCATGCAAGACACGACTGACCCAGAACGAATAGAAATACGCAGAGAAGCAGAAGCTATTACCCAAGCGAACCAAGAGTTTGAAGAGAGAGCTGGGGAAATAGTAGAGGATGAATTTCAACAAGCAACAGATCAAGAAGTGCAAGATACTTTTTTAGAAACCCACGATGGAATCATCAATCAGTTCATGATGCAAGATTTTGGAAACGCAGACAGAGCTGTACGTAACGCCGCATTTTTAGATGTTCAGGATGAAATAAGAGCTAACTTTGAACTGTTTGATCCAAGGTATCCTGAAAACAGCCCAATGACTGTTAACCAAAGAATCAGAGACTTTCTTGGCGAGGCCATGAGATCTAGAATACAAGCAGCTGACACTAACAAAGTTATCAATCAAACAGTAGACCCACGTTTTGATTTTGAAGCGGTACCTCTAAACCCGCAAGAAGATATTTTTTCAAGCGAATATAAAGATTTTGAGACAGGAGAACCACGAAGAGTTACTAACGCTTTTGGCCCTGTGACAGCGAGCATAGCCTCTGCAGAGACAGGCATTGACCCAATGTTCTTGTCCACTTCAACCTTAGTACCATTCTTAACGAACCTTCCACAAGTTATGAGCGCGGAACAGGCCATGAAAACAATCGGCATAAAAGAAGAAGGTAACTGGTTTAAACCTTCAAAAAGTGAGAAAGCCGTTACTGATCGTGTAAGAGAAGCAGTAGACTCAGGGATAGCGGAGTTTTTACAACAGAAGAAGAACCAAGGACAACCTGTAACCAGAGACGAAATATCTGGTCTTTTCTACGATCATTTAGGAAGGTTCCGAACTGTTCCTACTTATGGCGAAGAGACGCAGCACAAAGATAACTACAAGCAGCCACATGACGGAAGACAATACGATCAATTTGCTAGACTTGGCCCCGACGCAGACGTTGAGTTATGGACTATGTATGACGCTAGGCTACCAGCTGGGGAAGATAAAGAGACTAGCCCTTACTACAATAGAATGTCGGATTCTACGCACAATCCTCATGGTGAAGGAACTAACTTTTGGATAAGGGGAACGCAAGTACAAGAAATGGAGTCCAACAAATCAGGTTTAGTTTTAGACGAAATACAATCTCAAATTCACGAACATGGACAAGACCCAGAAAGAGCTGAGGTTTACCTATCAGACGTGTCTAGAGAGCAAGAATCAGACTTAGAGCCTATCAGACAAAAGATGCAAAACTTTGACAACGCGTCTAGACGATTCCGTGACGCACTTGAAGAGTCAGATTTTGATGGCGCATATAATATTTTTGCTAGTGATGTATCAAACGCATTTAGAGGCAGACCAATTTTAGAGCCTACTGTGGTAGCAAAAGAACTAAGCTTAGTTTCTCCTGAATTTAAAACAAAATTTGATGCTTTCGAAGTTAAAAGGCGTAAACGAGCTGCAGAAGTATTTGCAGACACTATTTATAAAGAACAGCCTTTTGCTGAGTTTGGTTATCCTTTAGATGAATCTTATCTTTATACATTAGGTACATTGTCTCCCAGACCTCTTGACGTTCAAGAGGATATATTCCGTAAGCTAGAAGAACAAGGTTTTGACGCTAGGGAATTAGCATTGACTGATTCAGATATAAGTATCGCCACTGCAGATGTGAGCAGAGCCTTGTTAGCAGCTAATAGAGAGGTTGCTGATGAAGTTTCAAGGGAACAACAATCTTTAATTAAAGAATATCTTCCTGCGTTGGCTGACAAATACCCTGTCATGAACGAACTTATAGCTGCAGGAGCTAGTTATCCTAGTAGAGAAGATCAAACAAGAGTTGCAGATTTTGACAATACTAGATATGAAACGCCTACAGTGCCTAACTACCCATACAGGAAAAACTGGCCTGGGATGGCAGTAAGGACAGGTATCATTAACGCGCTAGAAAATGATTTACAAGCAGTCTACATACCTGCTGGAGGTGTTGGTGGAGCTCCTAAGAGTGTGTACAAGGCAGCACAAAAAGCAGGCAGACAGTTAGCACAACAAATAGCTGACCTTGATCCTAACGCAGATGTTCAAGATATATACAAAGTGCTACCCGATAGATCGCAAGGAGCTACAGACAATCTTTCTCCTTATGCAGAAATAGATTTAACTGTGTTGAAAAAACTTATTGCAGAGGGCAAGTTCACAGGCTTCAAAGGATACAAAGAAGGTGGTTTAGTTATGAACTACGGTGATTATGGAAGGAGTTATATTTAATGTATGAATACGCTTGCACAGTTGAAAGGGTGGTCGATGGAGATACTGTCGATGTTACTTTGGATCTCGGCTTTGACATTCTTCATAAGTGTCGCGTTCGTTTATACGGCATTGATACTCCCGAGTCACGTACTCGTAACAAAGATGAGAAAGCTAGAGGAAAAATGGCTGGGGCTTTCTTGAAGGAAGCGATTGAGAACGGAGAGAAAGTAGTCATACAAACAAAGCTCAAGGACTCCAAAGGTAAATACGGCAGGGTTTTGGGTGATGTAGTTGTCGATGATATAAACATCAATCAGCTCATGGTTAAATGCCACCTGGCGGTCGCCTATCACGGCCAGTCAAAAGATGACGTAGAAGCCGAACACATGCGTAACAGAGATGTTCTTATTGAGAAAGGAATGTTCGAACCAGTATAAATCCCTATACATATCCCATAACATAAAGTAGAATACATCCACGCTGTAAGATTTTTAGCCCAGCTGGATGGGGAGCAGCGTAGGGTATTAGAACACCTTGAAATTCAGAGAGTGCCAGCAGACGGTGTGCTCCATAAAAATAACATCTGCAGGAAGAGCTGTTCGAGCCAAAACGCTTTAGTCCTAATATTACGCTAAAGTTTCCAGCCCAGTGATCTTCCGTTACTTAATATTGACAGAAGGTCTGGTCTCCTAAAGTCCCAGGCCTTTTGTTACACTAGGACACTATGAAAATAAAGAAAGGAACAATAATCTCTGACGTTTACGAACAATGCAGTCCCGAAATGAAAGAATGGTTTGATAACGCGGGACCTGAAGAACACGTTATGTTGTTGGAAGGACTTGTAGATCACAACCTGATACCTCAAGAAATGTACGATCTGATAAAGGAAGTTATATTGGAGCACGATGGACAAATGACTCCAGAGCACTACGCCGAGTTCCTTGCCATGTGGTACAGCCCTTCTTTCAAAAAGAATTTTCAATTGCACTAACCCCTACATTTCTTTATTATTAACCTATTATGATAGGCGATGGCGGCGGAATAGGCGGCGGAGTAGATAGGGTAGAGATTTCTGCTACACCTTTTGGTGGAACCATGAACTTACCTTCTTCTGCTATGACATACATGGGCCCCTTTACTGGTGGTATAGGAGCTTACGCTTCACCGTTTGGAATGGGCGATTTCATACCTAGCATACCCACACCCGTGATGCCTAAATTCAAAGAAGAAAAAACCTTCGGACAGAAGGCTGGTGAAAGTATCAAAAATTTTTTAAAGCGTCTGGCGAGGATCCATCCAGCCACGCGTAATGTAATGTTTGTCCGTGACTTTATAAAGGGTCTACAAAACTCAGAAAACCCACAAGACTTTGTTAAAGGTATGTTGAGTAATCTTGCTATGCAAAAAGTAGGGAGTAATCTAGGCGTTTCTCCTATGGCTCGTGCTGGCATAGGGACATTACGAAATGTCAGTCAAGGCAGGATGACACCAGGACAGGGTTTAGCCAGTCTTGGCACATCAGCAGCTTTTAGACAAGGGGCACCGTCATTGTTTAAATCGGCCTACGACAAAGGCGGAATGAACGCCGTGTATGGTGTTGCATCGTTGTTGGGTATGGCTCAGCGCGCTGCTCAGCAAAAAATTATGCAGCCAGGGCCAGGTGGCGATGGGTAAAGGATCTAAGCCTAGGCCTCTATCAATATCTCCTGAAAAGTTCAGCGAGAATTGGGATAAGATATTTAATCGGCGTAAAAAAGACTTAGGCGGTAGCCTGTCGGATAAAGATACTGTATAATACATCTTATATAAATTACCTCCTTGGTATTTATATGTTTAAAGTTACACACTGTTTGCCTAGTGTGGTCCTTGAAAGGCTTAGTTTCACAAAACTAGAAGAAGGGAAGATTTTAACGAGTCTTCCCTTTTTTTGTGGACGAGGGACCAAGGACTACGGACTTTCTAACCTGAACCTCACTTTAGAAGTTAGATGCAAGTTATTGATTTTGTTAATAAAAAATTTTTTCTAACTTTGGTAAGGTTAGATCGTAAGCTATTGATTTTATTAGCAATGTTTCTATTCCTATATAACAAAACCTAACCTAACCTGAAATATTTCAAGAAGATTTTTCAAATACGTCAAAAATACAGAATTTTTATTTTCTGGGTTAGAAGTGATGAAAATATAGCCTTTATAAGGGTTTCCGTCTAACCTGACAGAAGTTAGCTCAGGTTAGAAAGTGCCAAGAATGTTGAAAGAATGCGGGTTTAGAGCTAACCTGACAGAAGTTATGTATTATCTGTCCCATATATAATAAAACTTGTTACTTTTTATTACCTTGGTATATACTTCGCGAATGCCAAAAGGAACATCAGGAAACATATCAGGTAAAAACGACAAGCATCTAACGCCTAAGCAAATGCTTTTTGCTAAGGAATACGTGTACAACGATGGATCTAAAACACAAACAGAGTGCGCGCTTGCTGCTGGCTATGCTGATACATCTGCAGCCGTCAGGGCTTCGGAACTTTTGAACCCACAGAAGTACCCGCTTGTGGTTCGGTATATACAAGGTCTCCAGGCAGAGCTGGACAAGAAGTACGAGGTAACGTTTAGTCGTCACGTCAGAGAGTTAGCCAAGATTAGAGATCAGGCCATAGACAAAGGCAATCTTACTGCGGCAGTATCGGCAGAAGTACAACGAGGTAGAGCGGCTGGTCTGTATGTAGAACGTAAAGAAGTTAGAACAGGTACGTTGGATTCTTTAAGTGAAGTAGAGATAAGGGAACGAATAGAGAAACTACTCGGAGACTATAAGCCCTTGCTTGAGGCAGAAGATGCCGTTATTGTTGAGTAGCTCGCTTGTTTCTTTGCTTGTAGGCTTTTAACTTTCTAACCCATTTCACAGGTCTTTTCTTCCCGTCAACCATGTAGCTATCGGGATTAGTTTCTTGCCATTCTTTGTATGCGTTTTTTAAGTCCATCAGTCGTAACTCCCTAACATATCTACAAAGTCCCTAAGGGTATCTTCCTCAGGTTCTATGTCTTTATCATCATAATCTTCCCAAGAGATTGTATCAATAGCTTGCTTGTGTGTTTGCACTAACGTATCGGCTACGTCCTGCAGCTTGTTTACCAGACGTGGGTGAGTATCTGCTGGGCAATCAATACACAATTTGTACTGTCCGTTCTTGTTCTTGCTGTCTATCTTTAAAAACACAGCTAGGTCTCCTAGCTGTCCACGCCTGAATATTTGTACCACAGCTTTAGCTTGCGGTTTATCTAAGTATGCTATGCGTCTTTTCATAACTGTTTTATCCTCTTTGGGTTCTCCTTCGGTGGGTTTAAGTCTAAGTAAAGCTCGCTTGTTAGTTCTTTTCTTTGTTCGGGCGTTACCTGGCTGGTGATCCGTATGTCACGTTTCTTTATGCTACCTGTTTTCCAATAAATACTTTCGGGTGGATCCATTTTTAAAGTCCAATCTATTGTTCCGTGATTATCGGAATCAAATTGAAAAGTAGGGTGGCAATCAAATCTGCCTTTGTAGAGTTCAGTCATTGAATTTCATGTAAGGCGTTGCTCGTTTCTTTGCGATCTCTAAATCGTCCGTACCTAATCGTATAGTCGGACGGCTAGAGTCTGAGCAAACCAATACATACTCCCCGCTTAATTTGTCTAAAATGTACTCTTTTGTCATTTTAAATCCTTTGTAAGTCTGTTAATGATTTCACTAATTACTAATTTATGCAATTTTTTGTTGTTAAGAATCGTATGTTGTTCTGTGTGTAAGTAAACTAAAGGTAGTCCCTGCGAATTTAAAACAACGTTGTATCTCACCCATTGTTCACAACAGTTTACATACTGCGTTCCTATCCCTGTAATTTCTCGTAGGTTCATTAGCCTTTCTCCTAGATGTAAATAATCTCAAATCTGATTTCTTGTACTGTATCTAACCAAAAGAATACAACGTATATAAAAACCGCCATAACAAAAGTAAATATAACTGTCTTCCATTGATATTTGATAATGTCTATTGCCTTGCTTATGAAGTTAAATACCTTTTCTCTTTTCTGTATTTTCTTTTTTGGTCTACCCATTATTTTTCTCCTCATGGTTTTTAATTATTAAACTGTTTTCTACAACTGTTTGCTCGTCTTGTATTTCCTTTAGATCAGACAAGATAAAATCCTTTACGCTTTTATGGTCTATCTTTTCAACCTTATTTATTAGGTCTTTAGTTAGCTCTCTAATGCGTTGTTGTGTTTGCATTATTTCCTTCATTGATTTCTTGTCTCTTTAATTAATCTGTTTAAGTACCACTCTGCTTTAAGCAAGTCCTCAAGGCCGTTCTTGTGTTTGTGTCGGGTAACATACTTGATGATGTTACCCTCCAAGAATCCTAGCTTGTGAGACTGTATGTAGTCCGTGGTCTCTATACCTTTCTTGTAGTAAGAAGGATTTATTTTATCCTCGCTCATTGTCGGACTCATTTATTTCCCAAACACTAAAATCTCCATATTCAACATCAGAAGTTATCTGCTTTTTTAATATTTCAAATGCTTTTTCTTCTGTTTGAGCTTCTATCTCGTCATAATAAGAAACCTTATAAATTTTTTTCTTCATAGTTGTACTCCTATATCCAACATTTATAACCAGGGCAATCGTCTAGCGTTTCGCCACAATGCTCGCAATATTCTTCTTCGTTCATACTACCTCCACATATTTACTTGCGTTTTCTTCGTTAGGCTCAAAGTCCCCTTGTGCATCAGCTATAAGGTCTTCTAGTCTCCAACCTCCAAGATATTTTTCTAATACTTCGTACTCTTTTACAGAAACTACGCTCCACCCTTGCACACGAACAACACGCAAGTCCGCCCACCAATCATTAAAGTCGTCTTGCTCTATCCAATGAAAGTTCCAAGCCAAGATACACTCTTTCCAAAAGTTTTTGTTGGCTCTCAAATCTTCATTAGTCATTTCGCTTTTAATAGGAACATGGTCGTAGTATTCCTTGTCTCCGTCTCTATTGTGGAGTTCAATTAAAAAGTAGTTCATTCGTCCTCCTCCCCGTGTTCTTCTAAAAATATCTCTCTGACTGCTGAGCCTATTGCGTCATTAAACAGTCCTACTATAAGGTGGTATTTTTGAGGTGAGTCCTCTGATCTTTTGAGGTGCATATAAGCCAGCCAATATATCGAGTCGAATATTAATTGTGGCTCGCTATCTGTGTCGGTAGCTTCGTGTTGTTCTTGAAGCATCCTCAACAGATTTTTCTTAACAATTTCGTCTGAAGTCATGCCTTTGATGGGTACAACCTTTTTTTGTTTCTTGTTTTTTCTTTTAACTTTTACGTCCATTACGCCACCTCTGCTGGTTTGAGTATTGATAAAGGTGCAGTATAGGTAACTCCGTCAATATCGATTTCTGCTTTAGTCCTGTTAATTTTTAGGATGGTAGCTTCTTCCACTCCTTGACGGCTATCGCAAAGAACTTTGTCTCCCACTTTGAGAGTTTGTAAAGCCTCGAAAGTCGCTCTGTTTTTTAGTTCTTTTTGTTTTAGTTTTATCGCATTGATAGCTAAATCTAAATCGTCTCTAGTATCAATTTGATTTATTAGATTGATTAACTGTTCCATTATTTCATAACCTCCAAATTTAATTTTAGTCTGTTGATAGTAGAGTTAAAATCTTCCTTCGATAATCTGATTGAATGATCGGGATTAATCCAATTTAGATGTTTCCCTGTAGTAGTTCCCCAAATATTTTCGTGAATTATTTCTTCTCCTTCGTTGGTTTCTACCGCTACCAAAGTGTTATAACTAAAATAATAATTATTACCGTAGTTATCTCTGAAAGCCTGTGTATGGCTTCCGTAATTATCTGAGCTATAGTTTCCATAGTTCCATTTTCTTATTTGCATTTCGTTCTCCGTTTGTTAATAAAAAGGGTTTAACCTTGTAGTTATCCTATACTAAATATCCCATATATGCAACCAAAATCGTTTACTTTGTTTATAATGTTTTTACTGTGGCTCAACCTGAAAAATTATTCTGGCAACAAGTAAGAAAAAACCTGACTGCGTTCAGTTGGATAAGGCTTGAGTCTAGGGTTAATCACGGCATACCTGACGTTTTAGGCACTACTGAAGAGGGTATCTACTTTACTGTTGAACTTAAAGTAAGCAAAAGTAATAAAGTGCATATGTCCTCGCATCAAATTGCGTATCATGAAACACGTAAAAAGTCCTGTGCATTTATCTTGGTCAAGAGGGTCTTGAAGGATAGTCCTAGAAAATATGACATTTATCTGTATGCACCTGAACAAGCACGTCAACTTGCAGTCCTTGGTCTGTCGTTGACTCCTCTTTATCGGTCGTCCTCCGCCCATTGGCCTTTGGTTCAAGAACAATTAGCTTTAATCGTTCGACAAAGAACCAAAGGCCAATGGGCGGAGTAGCTTGCTTGCTTGTTTGTTCTGCCCGCCCACCCGCCCAGCCCTGGGATCCAGGAACGCCGTGACGGGATTCCAAAGCAAGCCTCTGAAAGGTATGTGGTAAGCACCTTTCAGAGG